AGTTTCTTTAGGAGCTGTTTCTGCTTCTAGAGGTGCTTCTTCTTGTCTTAAGTTATTAAACTTAGCAACTTTTACTTTAGGTATTTCTACACCTTTCATAAATCTATTACCTCCTAAGTGTCTTGAATCTTTTACAAAAGCGCTTTCTATAGCAGGTGCTAAAAACCCTCCTACTTTAAATCCTTCTTCATTTTGTATTTCTCCTACTTTTTTAAATACTCCTTCTAATCTATCTTTTTGTTTAGCATAATAACTTTCTATATCAGTTACTATATTTTGAAGATCATTTAATACGACTGTCATACCTTTATAGTCTCCATAAGTATCTGCCATAGCAGCTAAATGATTAGTAGCAGCTTCATTTAAAGTATCTTTAAGTAAGCTTTTTTTAACAATTCTCTTAATAGCTTCTTTTAACTGCTTGTCTTGATTTTCGTCTTTCCCCATTGCTTTTTTTATAGCTTTATCTTTAGCATGCTTATAATCATCTCCATCGATATCTCCATCTTTATCATGATCTGTACCTTTCTTTTCGACTACTTCTTTATTTATCGGTTCACCATGTTTAGCCATTGCTGCTTTAAAATCTCCTTTATATAGCTGATCTACTATTTTACGTCCTAACATTTCTAATTGATCTGGGGTTAGAGTGTGCTCTTTACCAAATCCTGATAAATAGTTATGTCCTATTACGGCGTAGTTAGCTGGGTCTATTACATCTTCGATTCCTTCATTATAATCGTAGTTATTGGCTTCAAATTGCTTGATAGCGTCTTCCCACTCGTCCATATATGCAGCATCGAATACATTAGCTTCTCCAGTTTTATCTTGTAATTCTTTTTCGTCTCCTTTAAATTGATCACTAGACATATAGTCATCTAGTATATCGTCATATTTCTTATTAAAGAGTAAACTAAAGAACATATGTTCGTGTTCATCTACCATATGACCTTGTTCTTCTTCTTTTATTTTAGTATATTTACTATCGTGATCTACTTTTTCTCTTCCTAATCTATCGATATTCATTACTTCATCTGGTTCTTCATCTATTACGGCTTTCATAGCTTCTACCTTACCGGCAGTTTCAGCAGCTTCTTCTCTTTCCATCTCTCTTAATCTATCTGATGCAGCTTGCAATCTGCCTAGATCTACTCCTAGTTTTTCTGCTAGATCACTCATCTTTCCTTCTTTAAGCATTTTTTTAGCTTCTCTTAAATCAGCTTTTTTAAGGCCGTTAAATACATCCGGTTTGTCTGATACTGGTCTCATTTGATCGTTTTTATCAACGTGCTTATCGTTTCCAGCAACTATGTTTAAATAGTGCATAGGGTCCTTATCTAAATTTGCTTTAGCTTTATTTAAAGCATCGTTGTACTGTTCCATATTAATGTTAGCACCTGCGTGATATTCTATCTTAGCTTCTGCAAACTCATGTCTAATACCTCTGTCTAATGCTTCTAAACTGTACGGCAATTTCATTGAATCAATCTTCTCTTCAACTACTACAGGTTTTATCTCTTCAAAAAGAAGTCCTCTATTCTTAAGAATTTGTACTGTGTCTTTGAATCCGTTCCACTGAGTGATATGCTCAGGGTAACCAAGTCTCATTTGTCTTACAAATTCTGATTTAGCCATTTTTCCTTCGTTAACGGCTCTGTACTTTTCTGTTACTGTGTATGTTCTCATTTTTTATAAATAATCAAATCCTTTAGTATGTGACGGTCGTTTAGGACGACTAACCTGCTTGTAACCTTGCTTCTTGAGCGTTTGTATTGCTCGAGTAGCCTTTCCGTATGCTGCTGGTGTAGCGTACTGTGCTCCATCACCAGGTGTAAATGATGCTCCGCCACTGTTAGTAACGTTAGCTTCGTCTAATTCTTGTTGTACTTCTCGTACTAACTGGATTAGTTCCGACCTAGTCATAAGCTTTTCAGCTCGTTTACCAGATCGTAATATTGCATTAGATTAACTAAATGAGTATCTGCAACCTTATCAGTACTTTTTAATGGTTTGATAGATTTAGATATTTCATGTAATTTAATCTTTAATATATCATCAGTCACTTTTTTACTTAAGCCTGTTACAGCTTCAGAAATTTTAGTAAATTCTTTATTAACTAGGTTAAAAAGTTTTTTACTTGAGTTAACAGATGTTATAAATTCTTTTAAAATATTCTTCTGTTCAGGAAGAAGATCTTTATATTTGCTATTAAACTTTTCTAATAAGATTTTAAAGGTTAAAAGCTTTAAATCTTTATCGTACTTAGAGTATTGCTCTATTAAAGAGTCTTTAACATCATCTGCGTTTTGTTTCTTAGATGTTAAATGTTCTAATAAAGTAGTTTTATTATTAATTAAAAAGCTAGGGTCAACTATATTAGAATTATTTTGTGCTTCTAATAAACAGTATAAAGACGCTAATGCTTTATAATCTCTTACATCGATAGAAAAAAATTCATCGATATTATACTTTTCTTTTATTTCTGATATCAAAGCATACTTTTGTTCTTTAAGTAATTTTTGATTAAATTTTCTAGATACCTCAGTAATCGTAGAAATGATTGTTTCTGCTTTTGCTTGAGATACTGAGTTATTTTTAACTACAAATTCATATAGCTTATACTCTTTAGCTAAAGTAGTTTTACCGCTGTAATACTTTTTTAAGATCTGTATAGCCTCTGATTCTCTATTTTTGAGTACATCAGCAGCGATTTGCTTTATCAGCAATTCATATATAAGACCAGTATTGCGATACTTTGAATGTTTTATCCTCATTGTATACGTTTACTATATATAAATATGTATTAATTCTCTAAATCTTTAATATTGTCTTCACTTAGCAACTTAGATTCCTTAGTTGCTTGTTTTTTAAAAACTATATTTTTAAGATCTTGTTTATTTCTATGATAAACAGCCTGTGTAGATAAGTTTTCAGCTACATTGTCATTATCTGACGGGTAGCCTCCTTTCATGCCGTGTACACCTAAAGGATCACGTCCTCCTAAAGCATCATTAGTACCGTAAACAGAAGCTTTTTCTGTAGGTCTACCACCTTCAGGTCCTGGTTCTCCCCATTCTGGTTCACTAGGTGTTTCTGAATAACCGGTTGGTACATCATCAGGTCCACCGCCTTTTGGTGTAGAAGTAGCTCTTCTACCGTACATAGAAGCTAAGTCATGTGGAGTACCGTATGTAGTTCCTGACTTAGCAGGATCGTTGCCTTCACCTTCTATTTGAGCTATTCTAAATGCTCTTTTAGAATCTTCTCTGACGAGCTCTCTCATTTCCATATATTGATCTTCAGATAAATTAAATATAGATTCATAAATATAGTCTGAAGAGAATAATTTGCTATCTTTCATTTGAGCAGCTAAATCTACTTTTTCTTTAAGTAATGCTACTTTTTCTTGTTCAAATATAATAGACGGAGTAGTAAGCTTAATTTCAAAATTAGTTAAACTTTCTCCTGAGAATCCTTGAGAGTATAAGTGTACCAGAGCTATCTTAGTTAGTTCTGATTCCATTATTTTTTGCACTCTTTCTACTGTTCTAGCAAATCTTATATCTTCTGCTGCTAATGTAGCTTTACCGCTTAAATCTCCTTCATACCCAAAATAAGCTTTAGGTATCTTAAGAGCAGCAAACATTTTATTAAGTAGGTAATTAACGTCGGTGGTACCGTCGTATTCTAAACCTTTAGTAGTTTCAATTCTAGTAGAAGTATCTCCTCCTCTTACAGGTAGGTAGAAATCTTCCATCATATTTTGCATATTAAACTTAAGGTTGTATTGACCATCTTCTCCTACATAAGGAGTCTTTTTCATAGAGTTAATAGTCTTTTGCATAAACTGCTCTACTTCATTTGGTGGAACGTTACCTACATTTATATAGAACATTCTCTTTTCTGGTGCTCTCATTATACGGTGAATTAACATCGCATCCTCCATTAAAGTAACTTGTTTATATATCTTTCTAGCTGGTTCTAAGTAAGACCTACCGTAAGGAAGGTAGGAAGTATCAGATATTAATCTAAAGTGAGCTATTTCGTAATTATCGAAATCTATTATCTTTTCATTTTTTTTACGTCTTCTTGGTAAATAGTTAGTACTCTGTGATGAGGCTAGTCCGTCTGGATCTAATTGAAAAAGCACTTTAGAAGGATTTTCTGGGTCTTCTCCTTCTCTTCTTATCATATGGTATACGGTGTAAGGTAGCACATTGTATACTCCAAACTTTTCAGAGATTTCTAATTTTAAGAAGAAGTCTCCATACTTAACCATATTCCTAGTCCAAGACCATAAGTTAAATTCTATATTTAGTACATCGTAAAATAAATTGTAAAGTACTCTTTGAATATTTTCATCTGAAGATTGTATTGCTAGGATTTCGTTTTGATCGTTTTTAACCGTTGCTTCGTCAGCTATTATATCTAAAGCAGAAGCTATAATTGGATCAGTGTCCATTACTTCATAGTCCGAATATAACTGTATCCTTAATGTCTGATAGTTAATATTAGGATTATATATATTCTTATTATTGTAGATATAGAGTCTACTAAACCTATCTACTAAAGAATTCGTTTGATATTTACCGGTATTCTGTATTTTGTTAACATCAGCAATTTTAAGTTCTTTTCCTCCGACGTTTCTAATTACTACATCGTTTGAAAAAAGTGTCTTAAGTCTGCCAAATAAGGATTTATCCGCCATTAAGGTAAGTTTTAATTATAAATAGTCTATTTTAATAACCAAGAGATATCTTCTTCGCCTCCTGGTGTATTAACAATATAAGGATTTTTTACTTGATTACCAACTGTTTTAATGACAGCTTGGTTCTTGGCATTAAGGTTGGTAAACGAAGATAATGAAGCTCTAGCTAGGTCCATACCTTGTTGTCTTAGTCTTAATGCAGTATCTCTTACATATAAAGCAGTTGCAAAAGAAATAATCAAATCATCATTATATCTATCTTGAGCTTGTGCTTTACCGTTTTTCCATATAAATACTCTCATCTCAGCCATTAGCCTTTTTGATTGTACATGCACAGAATGTTCTCTAATATACTCGATCGCTTTAGCGATTACTAATGGACGTGACTTAGCCGACATAGTAAAGCCGGGTACCAATTTATCACGTTCAAATTTGTTCATATAGGATTCTACTGTGTCTCTATTATTAGTAGGGCTATAGTATAAATTTCTATATTCCCTTTCCATTACCTGTTCTATTGTAGCCCATCCTATATTAGCATTTTCAACAACTAATAGTGCATCGTTATACTCAGCTGCTATTCCTACAAGTACATTTCCGAAATCTTTAGGAGATATCTTTCCTTTATACTCACCTACTTGTACACAGTTTTCTATATCAAATATATGAAATGCAGAATAATCCGTAGCATCTCCTCTAGCAACATCCGCTACAACCATATACGATTTGCTGTAGTCTACTCCTTCCCAAATCCATAAATTACCATCAACTCCTCTTTTCTCCATAGGGTCTTTTTGGTACGTTTCTTCGTAAAAACTTATATCTTCAGGTTCAAATACTGTGTCACCGGAGGATAAGAAATCGCAGTCACATTCTTGACCGGCCATTCTAGGGCCTAAGTCTCTGTCTTGCTGTTGACGCCAAGTTTCATTTCTTTCTGGATGCACCGTCCATGGTAATCTTATAGGTAAAAAGGAGTTTTCACCTGTTTCAGCCTTTTCCCATGTTAAATGAAACCAGTTACCTATTCCGTTAGGAGTAGACAGTGCCATACATTGTCCACCGGTAGCTAACGTTTGTTGTGCTGCAGTATATGTTTCATCTATATTGTCTATAAATGCTGCTTCATCAATTAATAGTAATGATACTGCCTCTGATCTTGCTGCATCAGCGTTAGAAGATTTGGCAGTGATTTTAGACCCATTTTTTAATCTTAAAGATAACTTATTCTTTTCTACAGCTCTTAACCTTAACCATTTAGGTAGCTGATCGTACATAAAAATAGTTTTAGTTACAAGATTTCTAGCTGTTGCTTGTGTAGTTGCTAGTGCTAGGACGTTTTTATCTTTATGAAAAAGCATTAACCATAAACTATAAGCAGCTGATAGAGTTGATATACCTAGCTGTCTGGACTTAAGTGTAATTATATACTGATTATCTCTAAATAAATGTAGTATTTTTTCTTGAAACGGGTAAAGGGCAAATAGTATTCTACCTCTAGTAGGATGTTGAATAAAGCAATACTTCTTCATAAAGTATGCCGGATCTTTGGCGCACTTGATGTACTCCTGTGCTATGATCTTTTTTATGTCTTGTGCCATAACTTATTTTTAAACTACTTAGATTCTTTTATATCTAAACCAATTTTATCACTGTCATGTCTTTTTGAATTCTTACTCTTCAATGGGGTATAAAATTGACCTCCTTCTATAACTTTTGAATTTTCTTCCAGTCCTGGGATAGTAATGTCGTATTTTACGTACTTTACAGCAACGTATTGATTAAACAGATCAGAAAAATTATAATCTTGATTAAGCTCTTTTATAATTTGCTTCTCTAGTAGGATTCTCTTTTGGTGTGCTATTTCATCATACCCTTCTTTATCGAGAGAAGGAAATGTAGTGAACTCTTCTAGGTACTCTTCTTTTTGTTGTTTAAGTGTATTAGAACCGAATTCATCTATAAGTTCAAAAGCTCCTGTAACGACAGTATTAGAATTAACTATAGTAATAATTTTTTGTAAATTAGTGTCAATTTTACCTCCTTTGCTTTTTACTAGTCTTTCTAAACTTTCTAGCTTAACGGTATTACCTGGACTTTTAGACGATTTTGCGCTTACCTGTATTTGGTCTTCTCCTTTATAAAGAATGTAATCTATTAGAGGGTAATTTCCTGCTTTAGGGAAAACTACTTCATCTGCTCCTATAGTTTCACCGTAATTATAAGCTCCTAAGACTTCACCAAGGTTTTTAAAAAATTCATTATAGAAATATTTGTTTTCGAAAGCACTTACTACCTCTTCATCAGTAGGTCTATTTTTCTTATTAGTTAAATACTTTATAACTTTTTTCTGTTCTTCACTAAGTTTTGAAGCAGCATCAATCCCTTTTAGTAATTCCTGTTTTGAAATTTTTAATTTTACTCTACTATCGAGAGTTAATCCTAATTTTTGTGGTTTTAAGTCGAAGTATTCTCCACTAGTCTTATCTGGTTTAAAAATTATAGCAACTTTTCCTACTTTAAAAACATTGTTACGTACTCCACCGGGAGGTCCATATCTACCGTCGTCTTCTAACTTTTTAATCAACGCTGGGCGAGCATCGTCGTAAATAACGACATGATTCTTAGTATCAGGTTGGATTTGTGATTTTTCTATATTTAAAATCTTTATAAGTACAGTAGCTATTTCCTGTGCTTCTGGTGTGAGTATATTGTAGTTGAACTTTTTTAATTCTATAAGGGTAGGGTCAAAACCAAATATAGATTCAAACAAAGCCATATCCTCTTGACTATTAAAGTCAGGGTATCCTTTTCTGGTCTTATAGGACCATTCTAGTATGACTTTGTCTATAAGGTTCATTATGCTTCTAATACCGTTTGTAAAGCAGCTTCTGCGCTTGTACCTGGTTGTTCGTCCATAAGTGCGATTGCAGCATTAGCAAAATCAATTACTTTCTGCTCTTGTTCAGCGTTAGATCCCTTACTTACTTGTAGTTTACCAGCACGTTTTGCGTCTATTTCTTTTTTTCTTTTTGCTAAACTAGCAGCTGCATTTTTAGGAGCTGGTCCTTGTGCTCTTCTTAAAAGGTCTGGGTCTATTTCGTTGATTGCTTTACTGTTGTTAGCTCTATTCTCTGCTAAGAATTTCTTAAGATCAAAATTATTATTCATTTGTTTAGTATTATTATTATTATTATGCGTCTGGTTCTTCTCCTGCTTCAAAGTCTACAGGTTCATCTGATAAATCAGCTCCTCCTCCATCATCTCCTCCCGGTAAAGGAATATCAGGTTCTCCTCCACCAGCTCCTCCTCCTCCATCTCCGCCGGGAAAGTCGCCTCCTCCTCCACCACCACCACCTCCGGTGTCAGTATCAGCAGGTTCTCCTTCTCCAGCTCCTTTCATTGGTGACTCTCTATAAAGTACTTCTAACTTATCTAATGCTTGCTGATAATCATCTATCTTATTAATATAGTATCTTTTACCTTGAATTTGAGCTTGAAATCCATCTCCCATCCATTTAAGAATGTAGTCTTGGCCGTTTTTAAGGTTAATTCTAAATGAACTAGGTCTAGGGGAAACCCAATCTATTGATTCAACAAACTCTTTAAATTGTTCTGACTGTAGTTTTATTAAAGCGGCTTTAACTGTGGGAAACTTACCTAGTATTTTATCGGTTGCATCTTCTAGAACAGTATCTTTAGGGGCATCCATATCAGGTGCTTCTTCAGGGGCAGGCTCTTCTTCAGGTTCTTCTTCGTTTAATTGGTCTAATAAACTTTCGTTAAGTACCTCTTTATAAGCTTCTAATATGATATTTTCTAATTCAGCTTTTCTCATTTTATTTTTTTTTCTTTTTATACCCTTTATGCCAGTGTTCGTTTGAAGTTTTGATTTCTAGTTCACTAACTGGTATATTCTTTACTCTCTTATTTCCTTGTTCAAAAAGAACATCATAATGAGTTACTACGTATTTCTGTCCTTCTTTGACTAGTGTATGTTTTTTTGGTATACAGTTACCTTTACCGTATTTTTCATGTACTACTTTAGCAGCACAATCGTGTTTGAATCCAGGTCCAGCTTCTTTTACTGGTTCATCTGTTTCAGTGTCCGGTGCTTTTGCAACGTAATTAAGTAACTTTAAAACTCTTTTTATATTTCCGTTAGATGTAAAATCTGTAGGTTCTTTATCGTTTATTTGATGAAAAAGAGATAAAAGTGCTGAAGCCATAGATTGTGCGTTTTTTACATTAGCATTGTATCCACGTAAGATAGTATCTGGCATTGGTCTAGCTTCTGCTTCTTTAACTTGCTTTCCTGCACTATTGTAGACTGGGGTATCACCCGTATACTCAGATCCATCTGGATTAACAGCATTAGGAGTAACTTTAGGTTCAGGGTACATATCTATAGCTACCCGTACCCAATCTCTTCTTAAGGTTTCTCTTGATCCCATCTGCTGTACAAAACGAGGAGGGAAAGGTTGATCATCTCTTTTAAAAATAGCAGGTAGCATTGTAGTGGTAATAAATTCTACATTAGTATGATCTTTAGCTAAGAGTTTTTTTACCTGTGCAATTGAAAAAGCTGTTTCCAAATAATCGAAAAACTGTTCTCTTGAATCATCATAATGCATTTGACGTATATTATTAGGGTCCTTTTTACCTACTCCTTTGTATGGTTCAATAACTTCTTTTGCTATTTTTCTACCTTTAATTCTACTATGTGCTATACCGTATACATCTCCGTTTCCAAAATCTACAGTAGCTTGAGTATCAGAAAGTTTAGTAACCTTTCCTTTTTTACCGTCTTTAGTAAGTGTGTCTCCTACTTTTACTTCGTCTATATCTAAAGTATCTTTATTTATCTTTTTCCTATCTGCATTATTCTTTCTAGCTTCTTTTTCTTTCGGATCATCACTCCAATCTTGCTTGTGGTAGATGTCATATTCATCCACATTATCATCATCATCGTAGCCTGCAATATCATATAACCCCATGTCTTCTAACTCTGAATTGGAAAATTCAGCACCTAATTTTTTTCTAAATTCTGGTATACTACTAATCCAACTATGGAGTGCTTCTACTGCTCCAGGATTATCTTCTATAAATTCATCGAATCCGTCTCTATATCCTAATGCTCCAAATAAATCTTCTAACTCCATAGCTCCTTGACTACCTCCGTATTCGTTAGTCTTATTAATCTTTTCACCAGCTTTAACGGCATCTTTATGAGCATTAGAATTCTTATGAGCTGGTTTTCCTCCTCTAGCTCTTTTTGCTCTAATATTAGCCCACAACCCGTTACCTTCTTTAACTACTCTTTCTTCCATATAGTCTTCTAGATTCTTATCAACTGGTATTTTAAATTTATCTGCTAAAGCATATACTATTTCTAATGCAGCTTCTTTTTCTGATATGTCATCATTGTTAGACATATTTTGTACAGCCTTTAATACATCATCGAAATCTCCTCTTCCTTCATCTAACTCTTGATCTCTACCTGTTCCTGATATTTTATCATCTTCATTGTCTAGTAACTCTTTATGCTTTTGGTTTATTTGTTTTACTCTATCAATAAATGACTTTCTTTTAGGATCGTCTTGAGGTAATTTATTCATAGCAGGAGCTTGTTGTTTAATAAGTCTCTTTGCTTTAGTAATCTTATCTATCTCAGATTCTTCATTTACATCTACTTGTTTTGAAGGTTCAGCTACATTACCATGTCCTGGATTTTTTTCGAAGTCTTTTTTTGATTGCTGATTCATTTGATCTATCTTTTTATAATAATCTCTAAGTTTAGTATAACGGCTTTCATCTACATCATCGTCGTCATCGTATTCAATATCTTCTGGAAACATTGTTTCATGCCATTCTATATGAAGCTCTAATTCATCAACTAAATCAGTTCCGTAACGATTTATAAGATGTTCAGCTTCTGCTTCATTTTTAAGTGCTTCCATACGTTGAACTTGAAGAAAATAATCTTCTGCATCTTCAAATCTATAGTCTTGTTCGTCTAAAACATTTAAAATTAATTTAGTACCTGGTGT